AACTAGTCATAACCGCCTGCTTTATCAGCTTACGGGCACTGGCCTTGAAGGTCGGGATACGCTTCTGAACCAGCTTGGTACACTGGGTATAGGCATCGGCCCTGCGGGTAGGATCTACCAAACCAGTGGCGTCTGCACCGGCTTCACAACCGGTCATGGCTGACATCAGCTGCATACCTGAGCACACGGCATCAAAGCCTACCAGGTGGCCAGTAGGCAGACCCTGCTGAGCCTTGCGAATAGCCATGACAGCCTTGGCATACAGTGGTTTGGAGTCAGCCTGATCAATCAGATCTTCCAGCTCATGTAGGTGCTTGTTGGCCCAGTCCAGACGGACCTCAAAGATGTCTTTGTCCAGACCAAAAGCGTTGGCAGCATCGATCAGCAGGTACTCGTATCCAGTGAATTCTTGCATTGTTATGTCCTCTTGCATTGGGGAAGATGGGTACCCGAAACAGGTACCCTTACATGAGCCTTTGGCTCTGAATCAGTTGGTAGGAACGCCGGTGACGATCTCTTCGTCATACAGCTCTATGGCTGCTTTCTTGAAGGCAGTACCCTGCGTATGGATGTGATAACCCTGAGCGTAGATACGTCCACGTTTATCTACCTTGTGGGTCAGGTGGAAGCAGTTACCTTGTCTCGCTATGAGCGAGTACATGCGGTAACTTTCCAGCTTGTGCTTCTGCCACTGCTCCCACTTCACTGCAGTATCGGGAGCTTCCTTGGGTTCCTCTTCAATGGTGCTGAGGAAGTCTGTATCCAGTTTCAGCTTCACTGAGTTCTGAGTGTTCAGAACATCAAGGCAAATATCTCCATCATGGTGGTTTCCCTTACCCAAGATCAGTGAATCGTTATGCGTGAGGTACGCACTCTGATAGTTGCTACGCAGCTTGCGAGGTTGGCACAACATCGGTGGCAGGTAAGTACTCTTCGCAATGTATCCAAGGAGCTTACTGCTCAAAGGGATATTACTGAGTACCTGAAGACTGGCTTGCTCGTTGGCTTTACCAATGTCAAAAGCATCGGTATAGCAAAGAACTGCAGTGATCTCAGCAATGGTCTGAATCGCTTCAGGCTTGTCTGAAAACTTGAGTTTACTGGCCAACTGACTGGTCACTGAAGTAAACAGTTCTGGTTTCTGGCAGTAGGCAATACCGACAAAGATATCGATGACCAACTGTTCAAGGTCCAGTGTTTCCAGTTGCTTTAGTCGTTTGTTCTTGGACTCGTAATAGTCCTGGCTCATCCAGTCATTGAGCAGCTGAACACCTTGATGCACCTTGGCCATTACATCAGGATTGGCTTCAATCTCTTCCTTGATGTAACCGTCAATGTGCTTACGGTTGTAGGTATGCTCATTGATAAGCTGAATATCACGGGCAGGCAACAGGGTTGCAGTAGACATAACACTTCTCCTCTGGTCATTAACGTCCAGCCCATGCGCCTATGGCGCCGAGCAAGGTATGACCGTCTACAGGAGGTTAAACAGGAAAGGGAAAAACAAGACCACCCGAAGGTGGTCATTGGATCAGAGCATCAGCTTACCGGTAGTACCGTTGGCAGCCGCAGCCGCTTCCCGGTAATCAAGGATAAGTGCCTTGGCCAGACGCTCAGCAGCGCCTTCCGGGTCATCCCTGAACATCTGGATGATCTGACCTTCAATGGTCTTGGACTCTTTCAATGCGATGACACCGATCTTCACCTGAGTCTCAGTGCCATCAGCTTTCTGGTATGGCAACAGCAGGTTCACAAAGGCGTCAGACTTCCAGTTCTCATTACCCTTCTGAGAAGTATTCTGGTTTGCGAAGGGGTTTACAGCAGCGGTAGCAGTAGTTTGGAAAGCCATGATATTTCTCCTCTGGTTGGCTTGATTCCAGTACAAGCGGCTTTGCCGCTAACGGACTGTACGTATATACAGTGTCAGATAAAGAAGACGATTCTATATGAACACTTGATGAACCCATGAGATGGTTATGTGGAACGGTGTGTTGCAGAAATAGAAAGGGAACACTCCCCGAAGGGAGTGCTTGAATCAGAGGTTGTACTTGAGGGCAAATGCCATCACATGGGCATTGTGTTGATCGAGCAGACAGTACTGGTACCCAGCCAAGGACATGGTTTTAGTCTCGTAGGGATATAAGTACAGACCGATCCACATACATATCTAAATCCCTAGGAGCATACGGTTCCCAGTCAGGGTCATGCTCTATACTAGCGGTGTGTTTGTATTCACTCAATGCTTTGAGGAATAGGAGGTCAGTCTCATATAACTTGAATCCAACATTCTGGTTACACAAAGAAGACATACGGTCTCTCCACTATATTCACTGTAGGTGATGCCTGATGAAGGTAGAGTATCGGGAATGTATCGGATGAGGATTTAGGAAAGGTAGATGACCGACCAACCAAGTAACTCAATTAGATCCTGTATCTCAGTCTTCCAGCTCTGTACTTCTTCTATAGAGTTGAAGATGTGCTGGCTTACAATGTAACCATTCTCTAGTGCTGCTACTTTGAACATGAGTGGTACCTCGGGCTTATTGAATAGGAATAGAGTCTGAGTTGACTCCAGTCCATAAGCCTTTGGCTTCAGTTATGTTCAGTTACAGCAGTGAGTTGAATGGTTACTCTCTACCTTTCTAATAACTTTCTGTCTCTCCTCGTGTAGATGTGTAATCGTGTAGGAAAAAGAGTGAGGCCCGAAGGCCTCTGATTAAGTCTCTGTTGTACCGGTGGATTTGTTCTGCTCTTGTGCTGCGAGCTTGGCTTCGAGTGCTTTGATGTTAGCTTCGCGCTCTTTAGCTCCTTCGAGTCTCATGCCTCTGGCTTCTTCTTCAGTCCAGATGGCTACTTCGTTAACTGCTGATGCGAACTTCTCTGCTGCTGAGAACAGAGTGAAGATTGCTGCGAAGAATTGTTTGATAGCTGCGATCATTGGTATTACTCCATAGGTTAGGGATACATCCAGTCCTAACGCCTCTGGCGTAGTGAGGTGGTGGGTATGGTACGTAGGTAGTGCGGAGTGGTAGGGGGGGGGGGTACTTCCGGTTTTTGTTTACCAGATAGTCAGCCCTGCATCCGTATCCAAAAATGAAAATTCCTAAAAACCTGCAAAAAATTCTGCGGGTATTTTCTCCAGACTTTTTCTGTTGCAACTGACAATAATACTCCACCTTGAAACTATGGAGTTGTTATGAATAACGTAATTGTTCTGGAGCGTTTTGCTTATTCACCTGATGGTACTTTCGGTGTAATGACTTTCCCTACCGGTGAACAGTTCTATACTGTTGAACGCCCTTGGTTGGGTAATAAACCAATGGAGAGTTGTATTCCTGAAGGTTTGTATACTCTTCAGAAACGGTACAGTCCTGTTGTAGATCGAAGTTCTGGTGGTGAGTTTGATGAGGGATGGGAAGTCACCGATGTGCCGGAGCGTACCTATATCATCCTGGTAACTGGCCAATCAACTTCCAAGGTTGTATTGGTGTAGGTCGTGAATACACTGTAATCCCTGACCGTAGCGGTGTACCTCGTAATGGTGTTACGCATAGCCGCGATGCCTTCGGGGATATGATGGAACTGATGGAAACCAGTAATGCTTGGGATATCGATATCCGGCAGAAGGTTATTGAGTATCCGTAATTGATATTGCTGGTTTGAACCAAGGCTCCGTATGGGGCCTTTTCTTTTTCAGAAAACCCTGGTTGCTTCATCTATCGTCCTTTCATGTTTTTAATGAGAGGTTTGTATGGATACTCAAACAATTGAGCAGTTTAAACAGGCATTGCCAGGGGCACTGAAGAAGTCAGTAAATCCCGAGTTGATTAAGAAGATCAACACAACTTTGAATGATCCGGATATGTATGACACTTACCGGGATAACTTGTTGAGTTATACCAAGGTCATGCAGGAAGGGAAATTCAAGGTCACCAGTTATATTGATGCAGTGAAGTACGTCAGTCATAAGCTGATGGGTAAAACCAATACCGATGCCTTTGCTGCCACCTTTCCTCAGAAGATCCAACGATGGGCACAGCAGGGGGTAGCCTCCAAGGATCAAGCGAGTTACATCACTGCCTACAACAAGTCCAAGCTCGTCAACCTGATTATGGAACAGACCCTGATCCCTACGTGGGTGTTGAACCAGGATATGTTCCAGAAGGCGTTGAATGTGCAGGCCGAGCTGATGATGACGGCTTCCAGTGAGAAGGTACGAAGTGATGCAGCCAACTCATTGCTGACACACCTGAAGGCACCTGAAACCAAGAAGATGGAACTGGAGGTCAAGCAGTCTGAGGACAGCAGCATTGCAGCCCTGCGTCAGAGCACGATGGAGTTGGTGAAGGCTCAACAGGAGATGATCCGTTCTGGTGCCATGAATGCACAGGACGTGGCCCATAGCCGGGTGATTGAAGGCGAAGCCACGGAGGTGGAGGTATGAGCCTGAAAGCCTCTGAAGATTACTCCTGTGAGAATTGCCTGTGGACCGAACCCATGAAACTGACCGAACAGACCTCTGTGATTTCCTGCTTGCTGTGTGGGGAAGAGGTGTTCCTGACCGGTGCCGAGTTCTTTGAGAATGGGCCGGTGTGGGCCGATCACTACCCGGAGGTGCTGTTATGAGTTCAGCCCTCAGTGCGGCCACCAAGGAAGCCATGAAGGTTGAGGATTACCTTCAGCGTATTGATTACGGGATTGACCCGGCCTATGTGCCCAGTGAGTTTGCCTTGGAGTTCGTGACCTTCATCAAGCTGGTCAATGGCGCCGAGGGGGAAGAGAACAAGACACCCCTGGTTCACTATTACATGCTGGACACGATCACTCATGGTGGTAAGCGGGTGATCAACCTGTGTCACCGTGGTATCGCCAAGACGACCGTGATGGGAGAATACCTGTTCCTCTACATTGCCACCTATGGAGAGTTGCCGGGATTCGGCAACATTGACCTGGCCCTATACGTATCGGACTCCATCGAGAACGGTGTGAAGAACATGCGTAAGAACCTGGAGTTCCGTTGGGAGAACTCTGACTTCCTCAAGGAGTGGGTGCCGGTGATCAAGTTCACCGATATCCGATGGGAGTTCCATAACCGGGATGGGCACAAGTTCATCGTCAAGGGGTACGGCGCCAAGGCGTTATCCTTGGACTCGGAACTCCATACCCTGACAGGCCGGACCACCATTGGAGAATGTCAGGTTGGGGACCGGATCTTCGGTGCCGATGGTAAACTGACCACCATTACTGCCAAGAGCGAGGTGTTCCATAAACCTATGTACCGTCTGGTACTGGCGGATGGACGCAGCTTGAAGGTCAGTGAGGATCACTACAACCCGGTCGTGGTGAACACCAACCCCAACAACACTGCACGTTGGGAAGACAAAGTACTAACCACCCTGGAGTTGCTGGATCAACCTCTTACCCATACAAAGAAGGGTAACTTACGTCACCGGGGAACCAGCACCAAGAGTCTGGTCTCAGTCCGTAATATCGAACCACTGCAGTACCCGGATGCCAGTCTACCGATTGACCCCTATACCTTGGGGGCTGTCCTCGGTGATGGTCGAATCCGTAAGGAGTGTGGATCGGTGGAGTTAACAGTCCATGCAGACGAGCTTCCCCACTACCATCAGCATATCCCTTATGCCTTTGGGGCGCTGTACGACGATCCCCGCTCAAATGCGGTGACCCAAAGTATCCGGGGGCTAGGCAAACACCTTATGGCCATGGAACTTAACGTCAGGGGCGAACAGAAATTCATTCCCCATGAGTATTTTCTGGGATCCGTGGAGCAACGGCTCGCCTTGTTGAAGGGGTTGATGGACACAGACGGTACGGTATCCCCGAAAGGTCGTCTGTCCTTCACCAGCGCCTCCCACCAACTGGTTGATGACCTGGCGTGTCTGGTTCGTTCCTTGGGCGGAACCGCCAGTGCTATTCGTAAACACAAGCACGCGGAGGCGTATAGAGTCGAGTTGTGGATGCAGCTCAACCCGTTCTCATTGCCACGTAAAGCCGAACGTTTTGTCCCTAAAGAGAAGCATGTGGCGGTACTGGCAGTCGAGCGTATCGCCGATGAGCCAAGTCAGTGCATCGCCGTGGATAACGTGGAGCGGCAGTTTGTCGCTGAATGTTACTTCCGCACACACAACACAGGTGTGCGTGGTGCCAAGGAGATGGGTAAACGCCCCCAGTTGGCTGTACTCGATGACTTGATCTCGGATGAGGATGCACGTTCTGCTACGGTCATTGCGGCAGTCGAGGACACGGTTTACAAGGCAGTGAACTACGCTCTGCACCCGAAGAAGAACATGATCATCTGGTCTGGTACTCCGTTTAACGCCAAAGACCCCTTGTACAAGGCAGTGGAGTCCGGGGCCTGGGCAGTCAACGTGTTCCCGGTGTGTGAGAAGTTCCCCTGTAGCCCCGAAGAGTTCCGGGGTAGTTGGCCCGACCGCTTCACCTATGAGTACGTGTTGGAGCAGTACGAAACTTCAGTAAAGCTGGGCAAGGTAGACACCTTCAACCAGGAATTGATGCTGCGGATTATGTCGGCCGAAGATCGTCTGATCCGTGACAGTGACATTGGTTGGTACCGACTGGACTCCGTGCTGAAACACAAGCACCGGTTCAACTTCTATATCACCACGGACTTTGCCACCAGCGAGAAGCAATCCAGCGACTACTCGGTAATCTCGGTCTGGGCCTACAACAACAATGGGGACTGGTTGTGGGTAGACGGGGTGTGCCGGCGTCAGTTGATGGACCAGAACATCAATGACCTGTTTCGTCTGGCTCAGATGTACCGGCCGCAGGGTGTGGGCATCGAGGTTAGTGGCCAGCAGGGTGGTTTCATCCAGTGGATTCAAGACCAGATGATGGCCCGCAATATCTACTTCCCGCTGGCTTCAGAGAACAACAACAATAACCCGGGCATCCGGCCGATGACCAACAAGCTGGTCCGCTTCAACGTGGTGGTGCCATGGTTCAAGATGCGGAAGATGTACTTCCCATTGGAGAAGAAAGGCAGCCCGGAGATGGTGGAAGCCATGGATGAATTGACCCTGGTTTCACCTTCTGGTTTCCGCTCCAAGCACGATGACTTTGCCGATACCATTTCCATGCTGGCTTTGATGAACCCCTGGAAACCTTCAGAAGAATCTCCGCTGGAACAGGATAATGACGGCATGTGGGCCTTGGAGGGCCTGGATGATGAAGAGTACGACCCCATGAGTTCCTACATAGTGTGAGGTGGATATGACCCTGAATGATATTTTTGACCAACTTTCCTATGGTGAGTTGGCCCAAGTGGTGATGGGCACAGGGGACACTGGCAAGGTGCCTGAGGCGGAACGCCGAAGGATCGCCGCCAGTGTCCAACTGGGCCTGACCGCACTGCATAAGCGGTTCCTGTTGAAAGAGCAGACCGTGCAAGTAGACCTGGTGGAAAACCAGCAGAGCTACATTCTGGATGCCCCGGATATTCTGATGATTGAACGGGTGTACGATGACAAGGGTTGTGAGTTGATGCTCAACGTCATGAACGATGAACGATCCATTCGGACACCAACCCACCGATCATTGTTGGTACCGGATGGTTTGGCTACGGCCTTCCTGAAAGTGGTGTACCGGGCCAACCATGAAGAGTTCAACGGGATCTATGTGGAGGCGCTGCCCAGCAAGGTGAAGGTGGATCTACCGATGACTCATTTGGAACCCTTGCTGTACTACGTGGCCAGCCGGGTACTGAATCCAGTGGGAATGGTTTCAGAGTTCCATGAAGGCAACAACTACTCTGCAAAGTACGAAGCTTCGTGTCAGAGACTGGAGCAATTGAACATGCGGGTGGATACCCAAGAGAGTAATACCCGGTTATGCCGTAACGGCTGGGTATAAACAAAAGGCCCCAACAGGGGCCTTTCTTATTGAACGATGTTGCGTTCGTGAAAAACATCACGCCTGCAGTGGTAGATATCCGACTGATCCAGAAAGACTACGTAATCACCTGTCTTCACCGTTTCATACGCCATAAAGGACAGTACCGGGCCTGATGGGATTTTGATCTGGTACAAGTTCTCGCCGTGACGCGAGATAACATCATTATCGGTAATTTCATGGGCCAGACGGGTAATGGGTTTACTCTGGAAGGGTTTAAAACCACTGGGCGTATTCATTCAAAATTTCCTTAATTGGTTTCAGTAACATCACAGCATTCTACATAGCCAGCGAGTGTTTTCTATGAATGTTGATGTAACAGAATCCAACAATAAAGTGTTTAAAGACCTGGGTTGGAAAACGCCACCCAGTCTTAAAGACTTGAAGCAGGATTATCAAGACGCCAAATCAAACCACGATACTCAAGTTACCAAAATCAAAGAGTGGTTGGATAACCTGAATATCGAAGGGGCTGCCAAAGTTAACCCACCGAAAGGCAACTCCCGTATTGTGCCTAAGGTTATCCGTAAGCAAGCGGAGTGGCGCTATGCGGCTTTGTCTGAACCTTTCCTGAGTTCACCGGATGTGTTCGATGTGTCACCGGTTTCATGGGAAGACCGGAAAGCGGCACAACAAAACCAACTGCTACTGAACAACCAGTTCAATACCAAGATCGACAAGGTGAAATTCATTGATGAGTATGTACGTACTACGGTCGATGAAGGTACGGCCATTGTACGTGTGGGGTGGGATTTCCAAGAAGAGGAGTACACCGAAGAGGTACCCACAGTCGAATACGTAATCAACCCTGCTGTTGCGCCGATGATCCAACAGATGTTGCAGATGCAACAGGCCGATCCTGAAGCTTTTGCTCAGGAAACCCCTGAACACATGCAGCAGGCTCTGGCTCTGTCCCAGGAATACGGTGAACCGGTTGAAGCGGTTGTCACAGGCTACGAAGAACAGACATTTACCCGCACTGTCCGAAACCAGCCCACACTGGAGATCTGCGACTTCCGTAATGTGATCATCGATCCCTCCTGTAATGGTGATCTGGATAAAGCAGGCTTCGTGATCTACAGCTTTGAGTCTTCGCGTTCTGCTCTTGAGAAAGATGGGCGTTACAAGAACCTTGACCTTATCAATAAGGAAACCAACTCTATCCTGGGGGATCCTGACCATGAATCCGAAAACACAACCAACTTCAACTTCTCCGATGAAGCCCGTAAAAAGTTTGTGGTGTACGAGTATTGGGGATACTGGGATATTGATGGTTCTGGTCTTGTTAAGCCTATTGTCGCTGCATGGGTAGGTGACGTTCTAATCCGACTGGAAGAGAACCCCTTTCCGGATGGTGCCTTACCCTTTGTTGCTGTGCCTTATCTGCCTGTGCGCAAGTCCATTTATGGTGAACCAGATGGCGTCCTGATCGAAGACAACCAGAAGGTCATTGGTGCCGTAACCCGAGGCATGATTGACATCATGGGTAAATCAGCCAACGGTCAGACCGGTATGCGTAAAGACATGCTGGATGCCACCAACCGCCGCAAGTACGAGAAAGGTCTGGATTACGAGTTCAACCAGAATGTGGACCCACGACAGGGTATTCACATGCACACCTACCCTGAGATCCCTCAGTCAGCCCAGTTCATGCTGCAGCTGCAGAACATGGAAGCTGAATCACTGACCGGGGTGAAAGCTTTTAGTGGTGGCTTATCCGGTGATTCATTGGGCGCTACGGCCACTGGTATTCGAGGTGCCCTTGATGCTGCCTCCAAACGTGAGATGGGTATCCTGCGCCGTCTGGCTGCCGGTATCGTCAAGATCGGCCGTAAGTTCATTGCCATGAATGCGGTGTTCCTGGATGAAGAAGAAGTCATTCGAGTTACCAACGAAGAGTTCGTACCCATTCGCCGGGATGACCTGGCAGGTAACTTTGACCTCAAGCTGTCCATCTCCACAGCAGAAGAAGACAACGCCAAGGCTCAGGAACTGGCCTTCATGCTGCAAACCATGGGTAACAACATGGATGCTGAGATGAGCAAGATGATCCTGTCGGATATTGCCCGTCTTCGGAAGATGCCTGGTTTGGCTAAGCGCATTGAAGAGTATCAACCACAACCGGATCCTCTGGAACAGAAACGCCGTGAATTGGAACTGGCGTTGCTGGAAGCTCAGATTGAAAACGAACGTGCCCACGCTATTGAACGCCAAGCAGGTGCAGTACTGGATCAAAGTAGAGCCGGTAATGTTCAGAGCGATACTGATCTTAAAAACCTCGACTTCGTTGAACAGGAAGCGGGTGTTAAACAAGAACGTGATCTACAAAAACAAAGAGCACAGGCTGAAGGTAACATGCGCCTTGAACTACTCAAAAGTCAGTTGGGTAAATTAAGTAACTCTCAAAATAAATCAGCAACATAGTAAAAAACCAAGACAACTGTTTGGAGGCGTGTAA